ATTTAGAGCGTCGATTTGCAATGCAGTTTCTTGTTCTGTAGTTGAAACACGCGCGTAACCGAATTTCAATTTTCCCCCGCTTTTCTTGGCCGTTTGCTATTGTTTTTGTAGCAATGATTTTGCCTGATTTTTCAGGAATTGCAAATGTATAGACAAGTGATTTTTACGAAGGTTCTACCTGGTTGTTTTTGCTATTGTTTTGATAGCGATTAATTGTCGCCGCGAGCTCTGTTTTGCCGACAGTTGGGGGAGGGCGTTTCCCTTCGGGCCGGGCTCTATGGCTAAAGCCACCATGCCCAAGGTCATGGCCCATTCGGGTAACGATCCCTAACGCGATCACTCGACTGCCTTCGCTGTTCTGTCACGTTTCCTGATTTCGACGCCTTCCCGGCAGTCTGCCCCTGGTTCAGTCTGGCTGCATGGGGTGTTCATAAAGCTTCGCTTTACAAAGCTTCCCCATACATCCAGCCTGCCCCTGGTGCCGACAGCCTCCAGGCGACGAACTCAGGAAAGACGGTGACAGAGAGGCAGCGATAGCAGCCGATCAACCCTCTAAAGGGAAGGCTCTGAATCTTGGAATCCGGTAAGCGTTGAAAGGCAAAAAACCATGATCGCACGCAACTACATCAAGTACCCCGAGGCCCTGCGGTTTCAGGTGGAGATGTTTTCGAACGGGTATCACAACAGCCCGCGAATCATGAGACTGATGGAAGTCATTTTCGACTTCAAGCCGAGCATGCCGCAGTGGGTAAAGGACATGGCCAATCGTGCAAGGGCACTGGTGAAGCGGTGGAAGGCCGCTCAGATCGCGCTGAACTTCAAGGCGAAGCCCATCAAGGATTGGACGCCTGATATGCAGGTGCCTATCGAGTTTTTCTCACTGTTCTAGACCCATGAAAACATTGTTACACCCGCCGGCAGCAAGAACCGTATCCGTTTTGTTTGCACGCTCAGACTCTTGTTACAAAGACCTGGTAACCGATGTGTGGGACATCGACCGGGATGCACGGAACTACCAGAGCGATAACGCGGTGATCTGCCATCCACCTTGCCGCGCATGGGGACGCTTGCGCCACTGGGCCAAGCCACGACCAGACGAGAAAGCCCTAGCACTGTTCGCAGTCGACCAAATCAGGCGATGTGGGGGTGTTCTGGAACACCCCTATGGAAGCACCTTATGGAGAGCAGCTCAGCTACCTTTGCCTGGATACACAGACGCGTGGGGAGGGTTCACGATCCTCGTGGAACAGGGGTGGTGGGGCCACCCAGCACCAAAGCCCACTTATCTATACATCGCAGGATGCCTCAAATCGCAACTGCCTGAATTACCTATCAAGTTACATCGAGCTGCGGGCCGAACATTGGAACTTTCACCGGCAGATCGGGAACGCACACCACCTGAATTTGCGAAATTCCTGTTACACGTGGCCAGGCTTTGTACCAGGCCAGTGTTACAGCCATCGACCGCAGCGCTGGATGTAACAGTGAGCCGGCAGCAGCTCAGTGTTACAGCGGACCAGGACACACAAGGCGCGTGTAACAGCGGACCGCTACTTACGGCCGCGCAAAAGCGAGCCGCCTTTAGGAAATGGGCGGTGGATTGCTAGGCGATACTGCGGCCCATGAAATGGACCGCAGCCCTTCTAATCATCCTGGCCAACACCGCACACGCTGGAATATTCCAGTGTTCGCCTGGTGTGTTCACCGATAAGCCTTGCGAGGGTGGCAAGGCCGTCGCTGTCATGCAGACAGGCAACCCGGCAGCGGCAGGCGCAAAGATCAATTACGACTTCCGACAGACTACCTATCCAGTCCATGGAGGAGACTACCGGAGCGCTTTCAATGCGATGAAGGCAATGGGCAAATTCAACGCCTGGGCCAAATGGAATGCCTCTTACACCTACAACCGATCACAGACGGACAAGGCATGCACAATGGCCGATCTGGTTATCAACGTGAGCGGCGAAATTCAAATGCCCGAATGGGTGGAAAAGGGAAGGGCACCACGCCAGGACCAATCATGGTGGAACGAAGGGCAACGGCAGCTTCAAATTCACGAAGATGGCCACATCCAGCACGGTAAAGACTTCGCCATCTTGTTGCGTGAGCAACTGCTAGGCCTATCAAGCCCGGATTGCAAAATCCTGGACCAGATCGCAAGCGCCGCGCTGTACCGGCTAGAAGCCAACTTGCGCAAGCTCGATGAAGACTATGACCGCCTGACGATGCACGGTCCGCGCCAGTTCAACCACGATTGAACTACTGCACCAGCCGCTTGCCGATACGCATCGACTGCAAGACTTCACCATCGTGACCCTGCGCCTGAGCGATCTGATCGCCTTTGGTCACTATGCCAACCTGTACAGCGGAAGAGCTACCCGGATTGCCCTCCCATGGCTTGCCCCGCTCCGTATCAGGCGCGTTTTGCACCTGGGTAGGCGGATTGGTGCCCCAATCCTGAAAGAACCCGTTACGCACGATCTGACCGCATAGCCCAGCATCCGTTGGAAGCTTAGTCCCTTGCTGGGTGAAGCAATCACACCGATTCCCCATCTGGACACAAGCGGCGGGGAAAGGCGCGGTAGTGGGCTTTGTCACCTCGTCATACCTGGGTGCTGTGTGGGGAAGGCCAGGAATGCGCGGGGTGTAGGCAGACAGGTATTCAACCGGCGTCATTTCCGACTTGCCATCAGTGCGCGCGGCCTGGGTGGCGGGTTTCACTGGCGCAAAAGGCGTAGACGCCACCGCCTGCGGCGTTGCGTTGCCCTTGAGCTTCTGGAGCCCAAACCAGAATAGGGCAGGGACCAAGAGGGCGCACAGAGCCAGGATATAGACCTGCTTAGGGATGCGAACCTTGGCGGTATGCAAGCTGGCGGAGTCGTACCACTCGTACACCTCTTTGGGCTGCGTGCGCGTACTGATCTGCGCCGACTTGCCGGAACCGTCCTTTTCGCAATTGGTGTTGACCGCATCCCACTGGAGAACGCGGGTCACGTTGGTACCACCCATGGCCCGCTTGAGGTGTTGATGCCATCCAGGCGCACCAATCAACTTACGCACGAAGCCATCGATGTTCATCGGATGCTGGGTCAGCAGATAGAAATCAAAGCCCCGAGAACGATGCTCCGCGAGCATCCGTATAGGGTCAGGCACGGCCTGGGACGATGGACGCACCGGCAAATCATTGTGGCACTCGTCGATCAAAAAGATCGTGCCATCCGGCTCCGCTTGCCAGTCCTTGAAGTCGATCACGTTCCAGCCAAATTCAAGGCGCTTTGCCTCGTTCATCTTGAAGCGCTGATTGATGCAGACAGGGCGACCAGTTTCAAGCTGGAGCTTGCGAACGTCAGCCAGGGTAAACAAGGTCTTGCATGAACCGTTAGAACCCGTGCGCAGGTAGATCATTTCTTCACCCACTTCTTCACTGTGTCAGAGGTCATGCCCTGGAGGGTCATACGCATGACCATGGCCGACATAACCATAGACACGCAGGAGCCAACCTGCATCAGTGAGAGGATGCCAACAATGTTGGCAGGAAGACTACCCGCAGAAGTTACAAAATTGTTCTTGAAGAATGTCAGCGTGGTATTCACGCCGACATAGGACACCACACCGATACCCAAAGCCGTCAAAGCCCGACCGATCAAAGACCCGGCAATATTCAGCAGTACGCCACCGATAGCACCGCCGATTAACTGTGCAACCCATCCCCACATATCACCCCCTGATAACAACGCGTGCGCAAAGTAGGAAGGTCACAGCCTGGAGCACGTATCCAAGGCGCTGTAGCCAGATATTCACTTGAGAAATCGGGAGGGTCACGGTCTTATGCCAAACAGTGACAGTCAAATCAGACAGACCAAAAGCGGCACCCAAAAGATTTGTCTGATCGAATTGAGAGGGACCGATATTCACGGTCGTTGCGCCCGATCCAGTCTGATCGCCTTGCGGCTTGGCAGACTCGCTCTTGTACAGAGCAACCTCTGGCGAATCGGACGATGGCGCCTGCGTCATTGCGCAATTGGTAGCGAAGGTGGCCGCAGCTACTGCGCACATCACAGCATCACCAGAGCAAACCGGAGGCGTCCCACACGCCCCGGCAAAGGAGCTATCAGGCGTGGTCTTGCACATGGACGCTTGCGGATTGCTCTTGCAGAAGTCACCAACCGGATCATTGCTTGTTGCAGGAGTGGGCCCACTAGTTGCAGAACTGGGAGGCCCATTGGGGTTAAAACCATTAGGGCCAGCGTTTCGCGCAGCGTTATCACCAGACGCCGCAGCAGCCGCGTCATTTGCAGCTTGAGTAGGAGAGTTGCCAACCAGCTGAGAAGCCGTAGATGTTTTGCCAGCTATGTCCGCCGCATTCGTCGCCTGCTGAGTGTTGCCGCCATTATTCAGAACGTTCGTTGCGGCCGTGGTGGCGGCAGACTTGGCCGCATTAGCAACGGCCTGAGCGGCAGTATCTGAGAGGCCGGCAGCCTTCGCTATTGCGAATGATCGGTCATAGGCCAACTGCCCAGCACCGGCCGCAGAGCCAGCGGTCATTGTGCTGGACGGCGTGGAGCCCGACTGCGAGGCATTGGAAGCAGCAGCATCACCAGCAGCTTTCGCATCAGCTTGCGCCTGCGACGGGGTAGAACCATTCTGGATAGCACGAGCAGCCGCATCACCAGCAGACTGCGCAGCCTTGCTCGCAACATCAGGCGAGAAACCGTTATTGATAGCCCGCTGATACGCATCCGACGCCGCTTGCCGCGCTATGTCCTTGGCCCGTTGGTCTTTGCTGGCCTGAGACTCTTGCGGGAGGCATATCTGGGTACCGTTGAACGTGCCCAACTGGCCCTGACACTGTGGCTCAGGACCACCATTAGTCGTCGGAGTAGGCGTAGGGCACGTCGCGCCGGTAGTCGTACCAACCATGTAGAACGTGTAGTAGCTGTGCCCTAAAGAACCAGAGTTCTCCCGAGGCGGAGAGCCATTGCCGGACCAACTCACTTGGCAGGTGGCATTGTGATTTGGCCCCTGCCCGGACATGCACCCCGGCTGACTGGTGAAGGTGTTGTAGCTGGTGAATGCCCCAGCCATATCGCCGGGGCTACTCCAAGGCGTGTCAAAGGTTGTAGGACCGGTGTTGCCGACACCACATGGACCGGCTGAACAACTCGCGTTATCAGCGTTTTGCGCGTAGCCCTGCGAACAGGTGCACGTTTGACCAATGAGAGAAGCGCCCGTTGGGCAACCATAGGTAGCAGCGACCGGGTTAACCGACACCTTTGTTAATCCCTGAGTAGAAGTACCCCACTGCGGGTAAGTAGGGCTGTTCCATGTGAAGTTCGTGTCGTTAACCGTCTGAATCACCGCGTTATAGCTTGAGTGTCCTGCAACCCAACTTTGCGCTGCAGCCGCAGGCGTCGAAAAGTAGCCATATCCCGCCGACCAGTTGTAGCAAGGTGCAACCGTGCACGCCGTGGGGTTAGTCTGCGCGGCGTTGAAAGATGCATGCGCATCCTGGGCACACCAGAACAGAACAAACAGCGCAGAAAGCGCCCAAACAGTCACGCGGTGAAGATTAGCCACGCGGCCCCCAAAACGCCCACAATGAGCCAGATTCCCATGCCTGCTGTCGTCACGATTTTTGCCTTTGCGAAGGGCCACCATTGACCCTTGGAAAAGGCTCCCGGCCTAGACCGGGAAGCCTGGAGCATCCGATTAGGACAGGGCAGCACGCACCCACTTGAAGGCCTTCACACCGACCACGATAGCCAGCACAGCGCCACCAATCAAGCCGATGGGCGTTGCCTGATCGCCAATCGTGGTAACGACGGCGGACACATCGATAGCAGCAGCTTGGGCTTGACCAGCAGTCAACAGAACGGTTGCGCCCGAAGCAGTGGCGACCAAAAAGCGAGAACCGATTTTCTTGATGAATTGCATGTGAGTACCTTTGAAAGTTAGTTTGAAAAGGTGCGAAATTGCACCGGGAGGCCCTGGGCGCTTCACAGCGTTGCAGGGCAACCCGCTACAACCTCTAAACCTACAAAAGGGAACACCGCAGAGCGAACCCAGCGGAACGAATGGATAAGGACATGCACGGCAAGGACCGCCATACCCAGGGCGATAGCACCCAATAGGACCGTACCGGGAACGGCCATTGCTTTGTCAATTTGCATACTCACTCCCCCCCTTCATTTATCGTTACTGCGGTGTCACCAACGGCCCGAATTGCCATACGCAAGCCATAAGCAAAGGCCCACAACAGCAAAATGGCACCTACGATGGGACCAGCCTCGTCCGGCGACAACTTCCAGGGCGACACCGCATACTGGTCAAACTCCACTTGGGTCAACAGCACATATGTGCCAGTAGGGCAGGCGGATACCGCCGTGCCATCAACCGTAGGGACGCCAGAAGAAGAAACAGACACACACAGCACTTCATCACCCCACGTAATCGTTCGCAGTGCCGAGGCGATCAAGATCGACAAGCTGAATCTGATCGCCCGTGTCTACGTTGTCTTCGACCAACTGAATGGCCTGTTCGGGGTCCGTGAAGACGCCACCACCTGCCTTCTTTAAGTCGCTGGTCCACTCGGGCTCGCCACCGTCCAGCGATGGGACGAGGAACCGCCCTGTTGACACCGACTGGACGATGAGGCGCATGGTTAGGCTGCCTTCGCCTGGGCAACAGTGGCGGGTTTGATGCCGAGCAGGGTCAGCGTGGACTTGTTGTCCGCCGCTGCAACCACTTCGAAGTCACACACCACACGGATGCCGCCAGGGGGCCAGGACTTGGACAGGTGCGCCCACTTGTCAAACTCGGACGCATCGCCGAACTTGAAAGGGCGGGTGACGGTACCGATGGAGCGGCCTGCGCCGTTCTCAGCGAGGTCCACATTGAGGTGGAATGTGGTGGAGCTGAAGGCCTTGCCTTCGATCTCGCCTTTGCTTTCCTTGATGGCCGTGCAGATGGCCTCATTCGTGAATTTCATGGTTGTTTCCTTTGCCCAGGGTTAAGCCGCCATGAACACCGGGCCAGTGTTCGCAGCTATTGATTTGGTACGGGCGCCGTCAAATGCCCTTTGCAGCTCAGTCACGTTGAACTTGCGAAGACGGGCGGGGAGGCGATTGATGTTCCAGTCGCACAGTTCGCTCAGCTGGTCTTCGGTCATGAAGCGCAGGGCGGTGCTGAACGATTGCGCAGCTGTCTGGAGCATCCAGCGCACGTTACGAGTGACCTCGGCTGCAACGGTCTGGACAGCGAGGCGTGGGGCGGTCTTGATAACGCGCGGGCTTGCGTCGATTTCACTGCCAGCTTTGGACAGCATCAGAGCGTGCCAGGACGATCCACCGGCGAAGAAATCAGAGGGACGACGCAGGATGTCTGACGGCAAGACCCGCAACTTGTTGCCGTAGCGCAGTTCGATACGGAGCCACTTGGAGCCGTGTTCACGGCCATAGAGTTGGTCGCCTTTTTCGTAGACGTTGGTTTGCTTTCCGGCTTCCTTGCTACCGAAGTAGAACGAGCGTTCCGCACCGTTGACCCAATCGCCCACTTGGTTGCACTTGGGCTTGTTGCCGCGAACGTTCATCAAACCCGCCTGGTAGTCCTCTACCACTTTGGGCATGCCGCCTGTGATGCCGTCGAAGAAGTCCAAAGCCAGATCAGCGCGGGTGATCTTCGCTTGGTGGTCATCCACTATGTCGGCTAGACGCTCGTTCCAGCCGAGATCAGCGAAGGTACAGGCCGCGCCATACAGATTGCAATGAATGGTGCTGGCTTGGGCTTGTTGGCGTGGGCTGTCGCCCGACGCCAGGAAGCCTACCCAACCGCATTCATGATCATTGCGGACGATGGACCAGCGGTACCGATAGAAGTCATGGCCCTTGCGTATCTCGGGGTGGACAGTGAAGCCACCGCCCAACGCTTCGCAGACTTCCAGGGCCAGAGAGCGGGCCTGTTCCATGGCGTTGCGCATGGCGGGGTCAACGTGTTCGCGTTCGAACACTTGCACCGTATGACGGATTTGTTCTTCGACGATCTTGGACGGTAGGTCGTGGAACGCACGAGTGCCAGGACGGGCATAGTGCTTCAAGTCGCTATCGGTCAGGAAGGACGGGATCACGTTGCGCAGAAAGCAGGTGAAGCGCAGCCAATCGACGTGAACGAATGATTCAGTTGCGGCCCGCTCGGCTTGCAGCCGAAGCTTGACCTCACCACCTTCAAGGACCAATGCGGAGTGGCTAACCTGGGTCATGCCTTTGCAACCTCCAATGTCTCCCCGTGATTACCATCGGGGAGGGGTTGGACTTCCGCGCCGGTGGCGCTGGTGTCGGCGGCTACGCCGCCCGCCCCCAGCGCCACCGCGCTACTTGTGTCAGAGATTTGAGCTACTTGAACCGGAAACGCCCAAGCGCGTTTGACCGGATGGCTTTGGACCACGATAGCCAAAGACCGAACCGCCAAGGAGTGCACGGTATGGAAGGTCATGCAACCACCTGCAAGTGTTCGCATACCAACCATTCAGATTTGCCGGTGAACCGTTCGAAGGCATCCAAATAGCCAACGACGCAGCGGCCACGATTGACGCGGGTCA